AACTTGTTTTTGACTTAGAAACTAATGGACTACTAGATACAGTAGATACAATACACTGTCTAGGCATGGCTGTGGTTGGCTCAAAGGCAGGGCAGATATATGCCAATGATCTAGGGACTTTTATGAACTATGAGTTTAATTCTTATGAGTGTTTAGATGAAGCTCTTGATCTAATGAAGGATGCTGATACACTCATTGGTCATAACATAATAGCTTATGATCTGCCTGTCTTAAAGAAGGTATTAAACTGGTCTCCTAAGAAGAACACTAAAATTATAGACACCTTAGTTCTATCTAGATTAGTTCATCCAGATTTAAAAGAGATAGATGCTAAGGAAAGAAAGGTTGAACCTAAGTTGTGGGGTAGCCATAGTTTAAAAGCTTGGGGTCTCCGTAATGGTGAGCCTAAAGGTAACTATGGTGATACTGCAGATTGGTCCAAATTTACTATGGAGATGGCTGAGTACTGTGTTCAAGATGTCAGAGTAACTCTTGATCTTTACTATCATTTCCTAGACCAAGAACCACCAGAGGTAGCAGTAGAACTAGAGCACAAGTTTGCATTAATAATGGCACGACAGGAGAAGCAGGGATTTACTTTCAATGTAGAGAAAGGACAAGAACTATATGTTAGCTTACTTAAAGATCAACAAAGGCTTGCTAAAAAGCTCAGGTCTTCATTTGGCAGTTGGTACGTTTCTGAAGGAGAGTTTACGCCAAAAAAAGATAACGAGAAACGAGGCTACACAAGTGGAGCTAAGTTTACTAAGGTTAAAGCTGTGGAATTCAACCCAAATTCCAGAGACCACATATCGTCTAGACTGCAGAAGCTGTATGGATGGCTTCCAAACTCTTTCACTCCAAGTGGGAAACCAGAAGTAAACGAGGCAATCTTATCTAAACTTAAGTATCCAAACTGTGCAGAGCTTAAGGAACACTTCTTGATTAGTAAAAGAGTATCTCAATTAGCTGAGGGTGACAATGCTTGGCTTAAATTAGAACGGAATGGGAGAATACATGGACGAGTTAATACAAATGGTGCTATTACTGGCAGATGTACTCATTCTTATCCTAATATAGCTCAAGTACCTGCCTCTTATAGTCCTTATGGTAAGGAGTGTAGGGGTTTGTTTGGTGTGGGTGAGGGTAAGAAGCTAGTAGGAGTGGATGCAGATGGGTTAGAACTTAGAGCACTAGCAGGATACATGACTAGATACGATGGGGGAAAGTATGTAGAAGCTGCAGTATCTGGAAGTAAATCAGAAGGTACTGACATACATACTCTAAACATGAAAGCTCTTAACATTAATGATAGGGATACTGCAAAGACTTGGTTTTATGCTTTTATCTATGGTGCAGGAGATGCTAAACTAGGGGCTATACTTGGTAAGGGATCTAAGACAGGATCTATTTCTAGGAAGAGGTTTTTAAAGAATGTAACGGGTCTGGATGATCTAACAAACAAAGTTAAAGAAACCTATAGGAGAAGAGGTCATCTTATAGGGCTTGATGGAAGGAAGCTACACATTAGGTCAGAGCATAGCTCATTGAACACACTCTTGCAGTCAGCAGGGGCAGTACTAATGAAGCAAGCTCTGGTTATATTAGATCGTAGATTAAAAATGGTAGGATTTATAGAGGAGGTTGACTATGAGTTTGTTGCCAACATACATGATGAATTCCAAATCGAGGTTACAGAAAGATATGCCAGACCTATTGCCAAGTACGCTGAGGATGCGATCCAGTCAGCAGGAGAGTTCTTTGAATTTGGCTGCCCACTTTCCGCAACTGCACAAATTGGAGAAAATTGGGCTGAAACCCATTAACAATATAAAAGAGTTAGTATCTATATGGGAGAGAGATACTAATTTTATATTAAAATCTTCTCCTTATTCACAGGTAGAAAACAAGAAGGAGTACAATCAATACGCTAATGCTACTAGAGGTTCTTTCTTATGTTGGTTGAAAGCTTTTACTTGTGAGTTGTGTAAGTTTAAAAATGAAACAAGAGCTTTTAACTTTCACCATGTTGATCCTTCTAGAAAAAAGATGAATGTGTTAGGATCAATGGGATGTAAGAATAAAGTTAAAGTATTAAAAGAAATATTAAAATGTGTTTATCTTTGTGAGAACTGTCATTATAAAATTCACGCTCAGGAGGGAGGTCTAGATGTCAAATACGAAATTATTAATAGACGCAGATATACTTACATATCGAACTTGTTGGGCAGTACAAAACGAGGTAGAATGGGATGACGGTATTGTTACTAATGCTACTAATACGAAAGAGCTTGAGTCTCAGGCTGTAAGTGCCGTAGAGTATTGGAAGGATAAGTTTAAGGTAACAGATAAAGAACATGTTATCTTATGTTTCTCTGATAGGAAGAATAATTTTAGACGAAAAATTTTCCCCGAATATAAAGCAAACCGAAAAGGTAGCAGGAAACCCCTAGGGTATAATCATCTGGAGAAATATCTAAAGCTTACTTACAATTCTAACGTCCTCGATAATTGTGAGGCTGACGATGCCTTGGGTGTTCTTGCTACCTCTACAGATGATAGAAATATTATCTTATCTATTGACAAGGACATGATGACAATACCTTGTGAGTATTTTAACATGGACTCTGAAGAGTTGATGATAATAGATGAGGAGTTAGCAGACTTCTACTTCTACCAACAAACCTTAACAGGAGATGCAGTTGATAACTATAAGGGATGTCCTGGGATTGGTAAGAAGAGGGCTACTGATCTACTAAAAGCAGAGGGTGTCAAGTGGAACACAGTTAAGAAGGCATTCGCAAAGGCAGGGATGGATGAATTTGAAGCTCTTACCCAAGCTAGAGTGGCTAGGATACTAAGAGTTCAAGACTATGACTTTCGCAAAGAGGAGATAAAACTATGGACACCGAACAATTGAATGATCAGTGGATGGGTGGTAGCACAAGTATAAGACCTGCTTATTATGCTAAGTATAAGATAGATCCTTGGACTTTTATTATAGAAAATAAATTAGGGATGGACGTAGGTAGTGTGGTAAAGTATGTTGTAAGACATCAAGATAAGAACGGTGTAGAAGATTTAAATAAAGCAATCAAATGCTTAGAAATGATGAAGGAGTTTTATTACAATGAAAAAAGTTAAAGAGTTCCACGAGAAAATGGAACTAGCAATAGACCAACCATTCAGCAAAGAGATACGTGAGTTAAGGATGCGCCTCATCTTCGAGGAGGTTCGAGAGCTTGCTGATGCAGGTCTAGATTTAGAAGGGAACTTAGATGAACATGAACGACACACAGCTATGCAAGATTTCCTTAAAGAGATGTGTGATGTTGTCTATGTTATTAAAGGGACAGCAGTTTCCTTTGGGTTAGACTTTGATAAAGCCTATGACTTTGTTCATCAATCTAACATGAGTAAGTTTCCTTTTACTAAAGATGAATCTGGCAAGGTACTTAAGGGTAAACATTATAAACCACCTGTCCTAGAGGAGTGTGTATGACATCAGTTAGAGCTGAGATTATTACCAGACGTACCTACAGTAGACCATTAGATGAGAAGGGTGAAGTGTTTGAAACGTGGGAGCAAACAGTAGACAGGGTAATACAGCATCAAGCTTGGCTCTGGGATAGGGCAGGACAATCAGATATGGTTGAGCTTGTAGAGTTAAGAGAACTAATGATCAGTAGGAAAGTATTAGTTAGTGGTAGAACATTGTGGTTAGGCGGTACTGACATCGCCAAGACTAGAGAAGCTAGTCAATTTAATTGTGCTCACCTAAAAGTGGAGACTATAAATGATATCGTTGACAGTTTGTGGCTCTTGTTACAAGGATGTGGAGTCGGATTTACTCCAGTTGTCGGGTCTTTGTCGGGCTTCACACAGCCAATCAAAGAAGTTGAAGTTAAATATTCAAAGCGTACTGATAAAGGAGGAAGAGAAGGAAACAGAGAGTCCTTTGATGCAGATACAGGGACTTGGACAGTTACTGTTGGAGACTCCGCTGAGGCTTGGGCGAAAAGTATCGGTAAGCTTCTGGCTTTCAAAGGGAAAGCTACAAAGTTCGTACTCGATCTATCAAACCTCAGACCAACAGGATTGCGACTCGCTGGATACGGTTGGATAAGCTCAGGAGATCAGCCCATAGCTAAAGCTTACCAAGCTATTGTCCAGATCCTTAACAAAAAAGCAGGGCAGTTGCTTAGTAGGATGGACATTCTAGACATCATGAACTGGTTAGGGACTGTGCTTAGTAGCCGTAGGTCTGCACAGATAGCTCTCATGTACTATGATAATCCAGAGTGGGAACAATTTGCTAGAGCTAAAGAGAACCTAGTTGAGACACCTCACAGGAGTCAGTCCAATAACTCCGTAGTATTCTGGAGAGAACCTGAAAAGAATGAGCTTGAAGAGTTCTTTACTATTGTTAAGGAGTCAGGTGGCTCAGAACCTGGGATCATTAATGCAGTAGAGGCTAGACGTAGAGCACCTTGGTTCTCAGGTGTTAACCCTTGTGCAGAGATACTCTTAGGTAACAAGAGCTTTTGTAATCTATCAGAGGTAGACGTAGGTAAGTTTAAAGATGATAGTGATGGTCTTAGTAGGGCTTTATACCTCATAGCTAGGGCTAACTATAGACAAACCTTAGTCAACCTTAAGGATGGTATCCTGCAGTCCTCATGGCATGAGAATAATGAGTACCTTAGACTATGTGGTGTAGGATTAACAGGCATAGCTAGGAGACCTGACCTCTCAGAGTATGACTTCAAGCAGTTTAAGAACACTGCAGTACATGGTGCGTACTCTATGGCAGATGAGCTAGGTACTCAAAGACCTAAGAATGTGACCACCATTAAACCTAGTGGGACTCTAAGTAAGATCATGGATACCACTGAGGGTTGTCATAAACCTCAAGGAAAGTACATCTTTAACAATGTTAACTTTAGTGTCAGTGACCCTATGGTTTCAAAGCTAAGGGAAGCAGGGTATAGAGTAGTACCTAATCCTGTGGATGAACACAATGTTATTGTTACATTTCCTGTAGTCTGGGATGATATCAGGTTCAGCCAAGATACTAACTCAAAAGAAAAGGATCGTTATGTCAACACTGAAAGTGCGGTGGAACAATTGGTTCGCTACAAATTTCTTATGGATACTTACGTTGAACAGAACTGCTCGATTACGGTTTCTTATAAAGAAGATGAAGTCCCAGATATTATTGATTGGCTCAAATCTAACTGGTCTTCTTATGTTGGGGTTAGCTTTCTTCCCAGTATGTCTGATGAAGAGAAGGCAGGATATGAGTATCTCCCACAGCAAGTTGTTTGTAAAGAAGTCTATGAAGAGTATTCTGCACAGCTTTCCAAGGTGGATTGGGAGAAGGCGGTAGGGATTCATGAACTAGAAGATGATGAGTGTGCAACAGGTGTATGTCCAGTAAAATAACTGATTAGAATAATTTTATTTAGGGTCTTTAGGAGTAGTATTATGATTCGTTACCAAAACACAGAAGATTTTAATGGTATAGTTATAACTGATGGACTACTAAAACAGTTGTATGAAATGTTTCCAGATAGGCTACCTTCAGTACTAGTTAGTGAGCCTGAACTCTGTAGACTAATAGGTCAACAACAGGTTGTTCGTTGGATTCAAGACAAACAAGATGAAATGAGAGAACAAGATCTAAAAGGAGATAATAATAGTGTTACAATTACTTAATGTATTAATGTGTGGGGGAGCACCTCCTCCACCTAAGCCTCCACCCCCTCCTCCACCTCCACCAAGTCCTCCAGCTTCTAAAGCTAAAGTGACGTTGGCTAGTCAGAAAGCCCCTTCGGCTAAGGCTAAATCTAAGGTGAAGAGGAAGTCAACAGGAAAGGCAGGGTTTACAACTACAGCAGGAAGTTCTGGCTTAAACATAGGGTAGTAGGTGTGTGATCCAGTAACAGTTAGCTTAGCTACGACAGCAGCCCTAACAACAGGAGGGGCTACTGCAGTTGCTGCTGGTTCAGCCACAGCTTTTGCTATAGGTGCAGGAGTAGTTGCAGGTGCAGCCACAGGTGCAGCTTGGGGTGTTGCTATTAATGCAGGAGTTAACATAGCTACAGGGAGAAACTGGTCTGATGGATGGGGATCAGCAGCTCTGATGGGTGGACTTACTGGTGGTGTTCAAAGTGGATTTTCACAATATGGAGCAAAGTTAGCAGGAACTGCTAATGTGTGGGAAAAGGCTGAGAAGACGGCACAGCTTGCTAAGTATGCATCTTATGTACCATCTAACACAAGTGCAGTTTTATCTAGTGCAGGTGGAAGTATGATGAACTCTATGGCTGCAGAAACTTTCACTGGTGAGGTGTTTGGACATAACCCTATCGCCTACAACACAATTCAAAATCAAGTTACAGGCTCAGGGGGAACACAAGCTACAGCCTCATTAGCTAAATCAATAAAGGCTGTGAAGAACAAGCGTAGTAAACAAGCAAGTGAATCAATGAACGCAGTTAATACAAGCTCTTTTAATCAAACTGGACTAGCATTAGCATGAATCAAACTAGCAAAAGATATGGAACATTATGTAGAAGGAGACAGAACTTCTTACAGAGAGCTTGGGATGCTTCAGAGTTAACCATACCTTTCATACTTCCTAGACATGGAACACAAGATCAAGAATTACCTACACCTTATCAATCAATAGGTGCTAGGGGTGTCAATAATTTGTCAGCAAAATTATTGTTGACTTTGTTCCCACCTAATTCTCCCTTCTTCAAGTTTCAGATAGACGATTTTACCTTAGCAGAACTAGAAGCACAGAGAGCACCAATAGAAGAAGGACTTAATTCTATGGAACGAGCAGTCATGGATGAAGTAGAGTCCAAGGCTATGCGTGTCCCTCTGAATGAGGCTTTAAGACACCTAATAATTACAGGCAATGCTTGTCTCCATGTAGATAAAAATAATGCAGTAAGAGTATTTCATCTTGATCAGTATGTAATGCGAAGAGATCCACAAGGTAAGATGTTAGAGATCATTGTTCAT